ACGGCGACCCCTTCGGTGTCCGGTCCACTCGCACCTGCAAATCCGTACCTCGGTCCCGTCGGCACCTCCACCATGCACGGTGACGCCGGCTCGTCCGACGTCACTCCGCTGCCTGGTCCCGGGACCGGCCCCCACGAGGTCACTGCCTTCCCGATGATGGCCGCCTGCCCGACGGTCCTCCAGGGTTCCGACGGCATGGTCGTCTCGCTCTGCACGACGATGATCGGCCAGATCCCCACCATCCATTTGATCGATCCGAAGGCCGACGCCACGCCGTTGGGTAGATCCGTGGCACAACTGCCGCTCGCGAAGGGCAGTCTGCTCGGCGGCGTCTACGCCTACCTCGACAACGAGAACCGTCTCGTCGCCGTCGACGGAAACCGTCAACTGGTTCGCATTTCCCATGCGCAGAATCCGGACGGCAGTTGGCGGCTGGAACTCGCGGATGTCATCGATCTCAGTGGTGCGGTCGCCTCCGACGACAACGTCACCGGCCTCGCTCCGGACTGGGAAGGCAATGTCTGGTTCGCCACCGGGCACGGCACCGTCGGGTATGTCGGCACGGATCGGATCGCGCACAGCATTGCGCTCCCCGAAGGTGAGCAGGTGCAGAACAGCATCTCCACCTCCCCGACGGGCACTGCCGTCGCAACTACCCACGCGCTCTACCAACTGAAGCGAACTGGCGACGAGGTCGTCATCGACTGGCGTCAGCCGTACGACCGCGGGCCTGCCCGCAATCCGGGTCAGCTCAGCTGGGGAACCGGATCGACGCCGACGTACTTCGGTCCTTCGACGGGCAGCGATTTCTTGACCATCGTCGACAACGCTCATCCGACGGTGAGCTTGCACGTCTATCGCGCTGACACGGGCGCCGAGGTGTGCACGCAGCCGGTGTTGTCCGCGGCCAGCCAGGACGGCTCGCCGAGCGGCAGCGAGAACTCCCCCGTCGGCATCGGTCATTCGGTCTACGTCGCCGGGACTTACGGATACCCGTACCCCACGACTCCTGAAGGTGCCGGTCCAGCAGTCCCCGCCACGGCACCCTTCAACGGCGGAATGACCCGCGTCGACATCGATCCGGTCGGCTGCCATGTCGTGTGGGACAACACCATTCGTAGCTCTGCGGTACCGCACCTGTCGACGGCTGACGGCTCGATCTACACCGTGACACGGGACGGCGCTGCGAACACCTCTCCGCTGGACGGTTACTCGTTCGCGGTGATCGACTCGAAGGACGGGTCACAGATCGGTTCGACTCCCCTGCCGTCGACCATCCTCAACGACACCCTGCAGATGTCGGCACTCATCACCGAGTCCGGCGAGTACTTCCAGGGAACGATCTCGGGAATCGTGCGGGTTCGCGCGAACTGATGCGAGCTGGGCCCCACGGCGCTGCGCAGTTCTGGTCCCGACGACATGGGGCAGGCGCGGAGCGAGCTGCCCCCAACGACACTGTGTAGTTGACGGGGAACTACGATCGTTGGCGTGGTGAATCGTGTGTATGCCGGATAACCGCATGTAGTTGTACGTTCCACTGCACAATAGCAGTCGGTTTCAGACGACTGCACTACGACATCACGCCCCTGAGCCTTTAGAACTCGCACCCATATCATTCCCTATGGTGCATGCGCTGCACGCACTGCATGCAACGGTATGAACCCTATCCCTGGGATGGCACAATATGTGAATGCAAATCGCTTCGCTCATCATCTCTGGACTAGCCATAGCAGTTGCCGTCGGCAACTTGATCTGGACGCAATCGAGGATGGACAAGAGGGAAGGTGTGAAGTGGCGGCGCGACACTCTGACGAAAGCGACCAGCGAATTCATTGCAGCATCAGAAGCTCGAAATCACTTACTTATACTCAATAGCGAACAATGGTCACCAGAACTTGGCAACCAACAGCTTGCTTTGATAGCCCAGATGAAACAGTGCCGAATGCAATACTGGATTATCGGGGCAGAGGAAATCTACATCCAGGCAGGAATCATCCTTGAACTGCACATTCATCCAATCGAGAATGCGCAGTTGCACTCCAATAGTTCCGAAGCACACAAGGCGGTACTTAACCCAGATATCCTCAACAAGGAAAATACCGAATTGATCACTCAGACCCGCCAATACATAAATTCAAAAGAAATCAGAGAGGCGGTATCCAAAATGAGCAAAGACACCCCTAAGGTTGACAGAAGCAAATGCTGAGCAGTTCCAGCTAATATCCAAAGATCTTGCTCTCATTGCGCTAATAATCGCATCGAATCACGACCTAAATGGAACCTCTGAATTTATTACCTCTACACCAGTTACACCCAACTGCGCCAAAAGTTGCTTAACGCTCTCTTTTCGGATACTGGCATGCCGCCCAGGACCAACCACGATAGACTTAATTGCGTTCGGCGGGAGTTTCAATACAATGTACGGCACTACACCCAGCGTTGCATTTGAACGAAATTCTGGAATCGGCTTTCGAAGGAACTCCGCTACCACTACGCGCCATTCCCGCTCATCTTTGAATGATTTGTCCTTAATAAGGCACAATCTCTCAACTCCGACAGTAGCGGTAAAGATTTGAGGCCACTGCTTAGGGAGTCCAGTTTTTGACCGATCCTCGACAATGCTTTCCACAAGCGAAGCACACGCGGATCTGGCTTTCTTGTTTCCATACTCCACGGGGAAGGCACCGAAGGTCTTCGCCCATCCAACAATCGATTTCGAGTTAAAACGGTCAATACCGAAAGGATCAACAATTGAAGACATCGTCGGCTCAAGATCATCCCTCATTGAAGCATGGATAATTTTCAGCGGATCGACGGCAGACTCAACATCATAACGAAGGTCAGCCAGCAATTTTTTGTCAAAACCGATTGCAAATCCACTCCCCGAGCTACCATAACCTCGCCATTGACTGAGGCTATCCGACTTCTCCGAGAAGCAAGTGACATACACACGACGAGAATCCCCGTCATACAGAGATTTCTCAATATCATCGATCTGCACAGACGCAGCGCGAACTGCCCAGCTTTCCGCATCATTAGTGGGAGTATACGAATTTAATACCTGTTTGAACTTCTTAATCCCATACCGTATCTCGCGAGTATCGTTCAAATAGATCGCGTCGGTAGCCCAGAGAGTCTGCGTGCGCAGTATACTCATTAGGCTATTAGTATCTGTGTAGTGATACAGCGTGTCAGGCTGCGAGTTCGTCATACGGAGAGTTTATCAGTAATCAGACTCACAGGAGTCGGACCAGCGGTACTGCGCTTAGTGCTTACATACCAACAAGGTTGACCATGCTATAAATAGCGAAGTTGGTCGTTTCAACGAGCAATCTCAGACAACGTGGCAGAGAACTCCAAGTACAGCTCATAGCAGACGATGTTGCCTAGTTGGTCGATCTGCGTGTTCACATTGCTGATGTTGAACACGTAGGGATCATCACAGGGCTGGAAGTACGGTGCGCTGCGTCGTGACCTGAGGTTACCGGCTTGCCGAGACAGATCGAACTTGGTTGCAGTCTCGACTTTGACGAACTTCTCGTTCTCGTACTCTTTGCCGAATATTTCCAAAGTTTCTTTCGGCCTGAGAGCAACTACATTGCAACGCACTGTTTCAGGGTCCAGATAGTTCCACTCGCGTATGGTTTCGTTGGTACTGGGATCAATATGAACAGATTGCGTGTAGATATCAATCAAACTTGGATAGCTTTTCGGAATCAGTTGCATTACCACAACCACCATTCGGGAATTTTTGGTGCATTGAAGTTGAACCCTTTTAGATTGATTTTTCTCATGTTGTACCAACTGAGTCGTTTGACTGCTTCAACAACCAATGGAGATACTGCAAAGACTTTGTCCCCAAAGGTCACCGTCGAGTTGTCTTGTCTGACTTGCTGCACATTGGCTTGCTGAAATACCTCAGCGTTATCGAGGTACGCCGCTTGCCAACAAACTGCGTACTTCATCCACTGCTTGTCAATTTCCTTGGAAACGAGAGATTCGGGTCTACCGGCGCATAGTTCGACTATCGCCTGAGCATGTCTAATCTGACCTGAGTTAACGGTAATTCCGGTCAACTCGAATACGTCACTTGTTGTTGCTAAAATTCTTCGTCATTCCTTTCATCCGTACGCCTCGAAAACATCGAGAAATATCGGGTCTGTGTAGTCGAACTCACCTGCGCGTTTTGTGAGTTTAATTTGAATCGAATACTCCCCTGCGCACGTAAACGGTGATTCGCTGCCGAATGTGTAATCCACGCCATTTGCAGGGTTTGAGACGATCGTTGCAGAACCTTGGGAGTACACAGTTCCATCAGGTCTGCGGATCAGCACCTTTGCTTGCTGATACACACCTAGAATTCTTTTCGAAAGCTTTCGTTCATCGACTGTTTTGAACAGTACCGATTCGGCTGGTCGCTGACCAACGTAAAAGTTCTTCACTTTGTGTCCACAATCGTCGCATGAAATACAAAAGAACTCAGCACCACTTCATGCGCAGCATTATCTAACTGAACTGGCAGTTCACCGATTGTCGGTAGTACAACAGTGAACTTGAAATTATCACTCACCTGAGCACAGGGTGCGCCACTATCGACGCACCCTGCAACCTAGTTAAGGTGTTGTTACTTCGAGGATTCCGAAGGCTTTTGCTCTACCGACAGCAAAGGCTCTACGTGCTCGCATCTTCAAGTGTGGTTCATCAGTATTCCAACCGGCCTCAACACTCAGCTTTGATTCAATCGGCGCACGCTGGCCAACGATCAAATGTTGACGATTACCCACTACCAATAGTGGATTACCGGATGGGTTCTGCTGGTTCGTTGCACTTGTCTTCGCTCCATCAGAGAACTGCAATGCGTAGCCGAATAGCGTTGCTGGCTGCGTTGCAGATACCTGCTCGATGAACAAAGGTCTGCCGTTGCCGTCTACTAGACCGCGCAAAGATTCCTTCAAACTCGTATGAGCAATGACGATCATATCGCTATCCGCAAAGTATCCGCCTTGCTCGACCTTGCCGAATGTCTGTGAAACTTTGTCGTATGTAACGGGTCCGCCAGTAGCGATCTTGTGAGCCGCTGCTCCCGTACTAACTTCCTTGTAGACCGAAGTAAATGGTACGGTTGTACCGTTTCCTACTCCTGTTGTGCCAAGACAAGCGTTATCGAATGTCTTTGCATAGCTCAGTGCCCAAGACTTCTGCAATGCAGAGATAACGTCCACATTGGCATCAGCCAAATCTTCTTCGGCAATGACGTTCTGCCCACCGAACTTGACAGTATCAAGCAACACCGTGTCCAGATTTGCTGGATCTTCGGGATATCCCTGAGACTTTCCGATAACTGATACTGCGGATTCCCCGATACGTGGAACCTTGTACGTATCGGTATTCATATTTACCTTGCGTCCGTATGCTTCAACGGCGCTATTTTGTTCTGATGCTGCGATTACCTCTGAGCCGAACTCTTCAGGAATCCATGCATTTGCATTAATTGCTACTATTTTAATCAATCCTTTTCTTTTAGTTTTCTATCTAGAACCTCCAATCATCTCGACTGTTGACTCGGGTGGATTATCTCAATCCGTTTATCCTATTATATAATATTTATCTATTTCGCGCTCTTGAGTAACTTCTCGGCGCTTGATTTGAACGATTTAGATGCCACCCTGTCCGACGCATCCACGTTTGGGATTTTCGTCTGTACCGCAAACAGCTCAGGAAACTCTTCTCTAAGCTTGTCGAACTGCTCGACTGCACCTGTTAACTCTCCGTTTTCGTCAATCGACAACTCCGCGTGGTCGATCAGCTTCGCAACCTTTGGGTTGGTGATTCCAGTGCGTTCGAGCAGTTGGTTCAACTGCGAGTTCACATATTGAGACTTCACGCGTTCGGCTATTTCAGTCAGTTCGGCAACCTGTCCCTGCAAATCCTTCACCATATGGCGATTACTTGCAGATTCGTTGTTCGCATTTTTCAACGCTGCACGAACCTGTTCAATTTCTGCGTCCAACTGCGCTTCTTCCTGTTCGATATTTTGTTCTGTCATGCTGCTGTTTCTCCTTCATTTTCTGTATTTTGTTCTAACTGGCTGGTCTGCGGATTGAGTACCGGCAAGTCCCAGCTTTCTACGATCTGAGTGTCGTAACCCTGTTCGATCAACATCTGCTTAACCGGAAGGCCGGCCTGCACCTTCTTGTAGGCCACTTCCCATCGTTCTTTATCGTCAATCGACTCTGGCTGTGCCCAGTGCAACTGCACGTCTGATGTGATTCCGTACAGCTTCAAGATGAACACGAACATTGAGCGAATGGCAGTACCGAACGACAGTTGTCGGTCTCGTACCTTCTTGATCAGAGCTGCTTCGCTGGCACGTAGAGCTTCACCAGAGACGTTCGTCTGGGTGTTCTCGAAGTAGTGCAGCGGAGTGCTCGTCACGCTTGCCATAGTTCTGATGTATTCCTTGTACGGAGCCAGATAGGTATCCGGCTTCGCTGCATCGAACTGTCCAACCTGCTTGGTGTTCGTCAGCATCCACAGATCACCAGGATTACCCGATAGGTCTGCGGAATCGTCGTCATCGTCGAAGTCGTTCGCCACGTTCGCGTGGTTCTCAGAGAGCACGTAGCGCGTTGGGAAGCCGTAGTGCTCCACTGATGCCATTTGCGTGATCACCAGCTTGTTGATGATGTCCTGCGGACCGTATGCGGCCTTGTGCTCGGGAGTGCCGAACGGTCGATCAGTTGCAACGTGGAAGATCGGGATCTGCCCGTAGGGGTTCTGTGTGTACCCGGCTTCGTCTGTATCTGCATCGACGTAGGGAACGAAGTCCGCTGCTTGCACTGTCATCGACAGACGCTGCGCTGCACTGATGAACTTGTAGACCGCATCCGCGTAGTACAGGTTGACTCTGTGTCGGGTCTCCCCCCGCTACCGGCACAACCCAGACCTTCGCTGCTACTGCTGCAACACGTGGGTTCTCTGGATCGTAAAGAACGACAGTACTTTTCGGACTGTTGTAGTACGCCTGCACCGACCCTGAACTGTCAGGCCACACGAACATGTAGGCATCACCGAACATCAGAGCGTTCTTGAACGTGCGCTTCAGCTCTAGTTCCAGCTCTGCATCCTCGAACACTGCATCGAGCACGTCTGCACCCTCAGCAGATACAGCCTTCACTGCGTCAATCTCGAGGCGTGCTGCAACGGCATCAACAGGCATTGCCGCAAAGTTGATGCGGAAGTCCGAACCGATCTTGCTTAGCGCTCTGCGGACCGAAGGTGAAGCGAATACCTCGTCAACTTCACCCTTGTAGTACTTTTCAGCCTTTTCATACTCTTGCTGTCGGTCGAGAATAGTCTGGACGGCTAAAGCCAGATCATTCTCGCGGTTGTAATCAACCAATTGGTCTTCTAAATTCATATTTGTGTTATAAATCTCCTTTTCTTAGTATTGATAATAACATTTTTACAAGTAACTTCGCTTGCGTGCAGTTGATTTCTGACTATTGCCTAGAAAATAGTGGACACCCGAAGAAAGTGCATCAACAATATCGTCATGCGGAACCTTAGGAAAAGCAAACATCTGCTCTTCCAGATCAGCGAAGTTCTTCGTATGGAAGACTAGATTCTTTTTGTAATAGTCCAACGCTCGAGCTGCACGAAGTTCTTTCTTCTCCGTCTGATGTACCGACTTGAACTTTGCCGGTATTCCATCGAAAACAGATCGCCAAAGGTCACCACCCTGGTTCACTTCGCAATAAACTAGCTTTGCGTCAAACTTTTCAATCAAATCGGTTATCTTCTGCTTTAGCTCGGTAGAAACGATACGCAGTTGCTCGGCATGACGTACGTAGCATTTTCCATCATTACCGAACGAAACAACTACGATTCCTGTGTAGTCGTTCGATGCTTTTGTCTTCACAGCTGGATCAACACTGATCATTGTGTATCGGTAACTGTCCAGTCTTGCAATAGGGATATCGGACTCAGACCAATATGCAGCATCGAGACTTGTCGGCTTGTTTAGGTAGTTCATGTAGAAATTTCTGGTGTGCCTGATGCTGTTCAGATAGTCCAGAGACCAGAACTCAGGCCACAATGAACGCTCTGTACCGTCGGCATCAACCATGATCGCAGGGAAGTAGTGAACATTGATCTGCTCGTCAATTACCCAGCGTAATGCCTGGTCAAGCGATTCGTAGAAGTCTGTCGGCTCGACAGCATGCTGCTGATCGAACTCTTGCGCTGCTGGCTGAGAAATACCACTCAGTTTTTCCAGTTCGTGTGCGTACCTATATTCCGGAGATAGTGAATTATCAAAGTTTGATACACAGCTTAATGGTGTCGATGTAGCGACATTTTCGAAACTCGATTTAACATCGCTTTTCTGCACCGACTGCGATCCAGACTGCTGCTCGACTGTCAAGCTAAGGTCTGATTCGCTCTGCTGTCCTATCTTCACAGAGTTGCTAACAAATTCGATTTCCCTATCAATAGACCTCGAATCCGGTCCAATCGAGCACTGACTAGCGTCACTGCGTGCATCATTGAACGATTCTGCTGAAATGACTCTAGGATCGACGCTAATGGAGTTTATAGGAGAATGAAGCTCCCCTACCGCCGAGATACCCTCGACTCCCCTATCGTCACTACAGCTCGAGTTTTCATCGCAATCACCACTTAGGGTAACCTTATCTAGACTTACATAATCGTTATTATCGGCACTATCTGTAGCAGTCTTTGTTTGCGTGTTACGTTCTGCCGTCAACTGCCATTCTAATCGTGCTTCACCTACTTTGCGAAGCTGGTCGATGATGCTGTTGGACATAGTTGTCGTACCGACAATTGCAATTCGAGCTTTGATGCTCAGCGGAAAAAAACTATTCAATATTGTTCCGAGTCGCTTCACAGCTTCACTTGCCGAGTAGTTCGCTTCGGGTGGTTCGATGTCATCAAGCAGAATCAGATCAGGTCTACGGTTGCCGATCTTCATACCGAGAGACTTAGCGTCGATTCCTTTCGCGACGAAGGCAAAACCATTCGCCTGCTGAATCTGCTCGTTCGACTGTGCAATGTGACGTTTGACTGACTCCCCCATCATCGGCTTGCACAGCTCTGGGTAGTCCTTGCGAAGCAGATCGTTGGTATCCAGCTCGCGTTTGAACGTCTGCAAGTGCTGCGTTGCCTGAGCTGCCGAGTCACTGAACGCTGCAATGAACTTCAAGTGCCCGTGCGCTGCTGCCCAGAGTGTGAGGATCAGGAACAACCACGTTGTCTTGCCCGCACTGCGTGGTGCGATGAAGCAGTCTTTGCTTGCCGATTCTGTCGTCCAGGACTTGCCGTACTCCGCTAGAGCTACATGGAACTCAGACAGTGACGGTTGCTCATCCTCGAACTTCAAGTGTTCCAGCAGGTAGATGACAGCGAACAACATCGGATCGTCTTTGGTGATCAGCCTTCTACCCGCCGAAGTTGCCAACAGACCACGCGGAACTGATCGCAGTACCTCAGCGAGTTCCATCGGCATCCGCTCTGTACTGATCGAACAGTCTCAGCGCGTCCGCGTCTGTCGTGTCCTCGACTGCTGTTCGACTCGTTGCCTTACCTCTGAGCATCTGAATGCTGTCGGTTGCCTTTTTGATCGCTGCTGACAGCTTGTCCATCTCAGCAGGTGTCAGGGTTGGTGACTCCATTAATTCACGACTACGGGCAATGATTTCCTGCTGAACGATGCGTAGTTCAGTCTCCTCGTAGAACGAGTTGTACTGTGCAGCTTTGGATTTCAGCTCATCGAGCACAATCTCCACACCGAACTCACTGCACCAGTCTCGCAATGACGCCCAGGACTTCGGGTACCCACATTCACGCATCGTTGCAGGGATGCCAATGTCACCAGCCATCTCAGCTGCTTTCTTTCTTTCCTCATAAGTATATTTAGCCAACCAATTTCATTCCTTTCTGTGGTTGTGTATAAAAAAATCAATTCAATTAAGCGTAGGCGGCCGAAGCCAATACCTACTACACTTCATTTATTGTTCTACAGATTCGACATATTCTTCTATTGTTGAATATGTAACTGTTCGAATGGTTCAGTTCATGCTTGCTTGTGCAGAATATTTTCTTTGATTCTGCTTTGTCTTGCATGTTCTGCTTTTGTGTTCCTTGCAGTAGATGCTTTGGGTTTATACAACTAGGGTTGTTGCATGTATGTCGTATGACCATACCCGGCAGAATTGCGCCTTTATGCAACTCGAAGTTGTATCTGTGCGCTCTGACTGTTTTTCCTGCATGCTTGATTATGCCGTAGCCGTGACGATCTTTGGCACCTGCATATATCCAACACTTATTTTCGTTTACTGTGTATTCGAGTTCTTTGTTCATACTAGTTCCTGAGTCGCTACAATTTAGTGACTCATTTATATTCTAGCATATTTTGCTTTATATTTCTTTTAGTAGAATGGGGTAGATAACCATCTTTACCGGGCGCAACTGCATACAAAAATACCCCAGCCGTCCTACTAGGAACTGGGGTATTTTCAAAAGCAGCTATTCGAATAATGAATGTCTATATTATATCATCTTTATGATATAATTGCAGTAGGGATAATGCTCCTCCTTGTATTATCCTTAATGTAGTAGCTGTCAATCTGATTATCCATATAAAGAAACTCCCCGACAACTGAATGTTGCCGGGGAGTTTCTTTTGGGTAGGTATTCGTGCATCCCTATTATAGCATTGATACTAGGGTTCTTTCTTGCATGAAGAGCGATCACACAGCTTATGGCAATGTTAATATCCACCTTTGTGTTCAGGGCAGAATGTTGTAGCTGCTGCACTTACAATGGCGATAGCTTCCTTCTGCGTAATGCTACCGCCCGAGGCGTACTGCTGAGCAAGTCCTAGTTTTGCGGCAGACTTACTCAGTCCTTGGTCTGTCGCAATTGTGAGCGATTCGCAAGCCGTCTTACCCAGCTCGATCAGAGTAGAGCGATCATAGTTGATACCGGCTCTGGACAGACTGACAATGTAGGCAGACTCTGCGGACTGCGATGCAATCTCAGCTTGATTGAACGTAGGCTCGACCGGCACCACCGTAGTAGTTTCAGTGGATTCCTCTAACACCGAGCTAGACGAATTGGACGATTCAACCTTGTCACCCACGACCCCAGTTTGATGGAGAATTATCAGGGCGAACATTCCAACAGGTACTCCAAGCAGAGCGACAGAAATCCCTTTTTCAACCCGACTTCTTTCACTCCAGGTCTTCTGATTCCACTTTTTACTTGTTGAGTTCACCCTGCATCCTCCCATCACAGACAAACCGGTCGTTATGTCTGAATCATCCTATAATCGACAAACGCATCAATCGCGTTACAGACTGTTCCGAAATCTAGGATAGGTAGCTCCGCTAAACAGTATTTAGATGATTTGATTCATTGAAGAAATATAGATCCATATCTTTAGTGTTAACCTTCTAAAGTTGCGATATATCGTCATATCTGACATAATGGAAGGCGAAGGATTCGACTCGTCTGGTAACGATAGGAGCACTCTAACCCACATATTTTCTATTGGTGTAGAAATAGCGGAAAGACCGTACTTGGATTACCAGCCGAGTACGGTCTTTCTATTACACCAATAGGAGAAATAATGAACAAGATTCAATACTTGAATGCAATATTCAACCGACTAAAGAAGTCGGATATAGATCTATACAATGATCACTGTGATGTCCTAATTGAAATTAGAGATTCACTTACAGAATTGATAATTGAAATGAATTACGACGTTCCTCAGGCGATTGAGGATGCGTTGCATGCATACCTTGATGAAAACTTCTACCGATACTGGATTGACGATGCAATGAACCACGTCAACAACAGATTGATCAATGAAGCTGCCTATTCCACAAACCTGATTCCTGAATGGAGTCTTAGCTGTAATTCTGATGGATGGGATTCTGAATACCAGGATGAAGCTGGGTATCTGACTGACGATGACCGTGCTTGCCTCCCAGAGTTTGACGACTTCCATCATTACGAGTTCGAGGAAACAGCTAGTCCGATTGACCACGACGATTCGAAATGGGGATGGGGAGGCGAAGGTTCATACAACGCAACCAGGGTCACTAATAAACTTCGCGAATACGTAAATGACATCATGGTTGCATACTGGTTTTCATACACAGTCGATGAACCTCGTGACAGTAAGCGCGATAAGAATTTTGCAAACTTCATCAGTGCTGCATGTGACAAGCATCTAGAAGACCTGCCTCAGTCCGAATCCGAGGAAACAGAATGGTTGAACAGATTTCTTGCATTGGTTAATCCTCATATCCCATTTGCAGATCATGGTGCATGCACAGAGTCTTCCTATCAAACAGAGAACAATAGATTCATCAGATTCAGAGATGAAGCAGGAGAAAATATAGATATTTCCCCCTCATCTACTATATATAAAGAGAAAAGAGTCGATAATGGCACACTTTTTGAGGATATTGACGAAGAAATTTCTTCTGCATGCACAATTGTTGGAGTTCGCAGAGAAACCGACTACGACGCAACGATGAATCTTTTTCGAAAACGCCTGCTTAGTCGCAGACTGCCATACTCGGTCATCGGCGATCATATGAGTTGGGCAAACGAAGTGTACGCGGAATTCCTGATAGAACACCCAGGCAAGAAACCAAGATGGTATGCAAATCGACTTGAGTGGAGACTGAATGATCTTCATAAGCACCAGCAAACCAAGAAATTTAGGAATGCACATGATAGAGAAGTAGAGCTAATCTTGAAAGGAGACGAACGCGCGTTTCCGACCGAAACGACTTCCGTTGAATACCTGACAACCATCGAAGACTATTTTCTAAGCCTCAAAAATACTCAGGTCAAGACATTCAACGACTTGATGAAATGGGTACAGTCATCGGAAGATTCGGAGAAGATGCCGAAAGCTCTTCGACAACGAGTCAATAGGCTACCAAAATATGATGCTAATTCCTATATAGCCGTCGAACGCGTTGACAGATACAACGTACCTGAGTCGGCTGGAATCTGGGAGTCACGTAGCTACGAAACAGAGTCTGAGCTCTTACGAAAGTACCCAGAGTATGTTTTTCCAATAACTGTAACCAAAGTCCCAGACACTGCAAGAAAATTCATCTTATCGGTGAACCACCTTTCACAGTTATCTATGAAGGGTGGATGATACCTATTCCCGCCCCCCCTAGTGAGACCTACAGCGACTCAGAATGTCAATCACAGACAAACCACTTCCCAGGATAATTCTAATCGCTTAAAAGTCTCGCTATGAGGATTTGCTATTATCGCTGCCATTGACAGATAATAGTTACACGCGACTCGATTCGCGCTAAGGTTGCTTGCAACCATTTTAGAATGAAAGTAATATAGTGACACAAACAAGATCAGATGAATTAGATGGACTTTTCGAAGACTTAGAAGACGTAGTGAAGCAGATCAAAGATGCAGGATGCGAACGCTACCGGGCATTTCTAGGTCTGCGTCACGTATACGCAAAGGTATATCGAGTCAAGTACGCAAGCACGGAATCACTGGACGAAACGACCAAGTTCCCTGCGTACGAGCCAGTTCGCAAAAAGTAACTCGTTTCTAAGCGATTGAAAACGAACAGGGTAGTTGGAACACCCAGCTCCCCTGTTCGTGTCCGTACGGTCTCACAGCGATGCGGGAATCACTACACAGAAGCAGTATTGTCTTCGTCTTGCATCAGGAATGAAGTTCCGTCTGCAATCGCCAGAAGACTGCCAGCAAGTAAATACGTTTGGAAGATGCAGGTATGCGCCTCATCCAGTGTCGCCTTGGCGTGAACGCCTTTGCTGGCCAACCCATCGAGGGCATCCAATCTTGAACCAAGATCGGTGACCGTCGATTGGAGCACTTCACCATCCTTGTGATTTCCGACCTTTTCGACTACGAATTGAATTAGACGATTCTTATACATGTCATCTGTCATGCTGCGTTTGACACTGTCCAAACCTGCAATCTTTTCCTTGGTCGCCGGGTACAGGGCATCAGCAAGGGACTTGATCATTCGCCTGCATGATGTCAGAGCATGAGAAATATCTTCCGATCCTCCGCCTGCAATACGCTCTTGAGCAGCCACAAAATTCTCAACCGCCTCTGGCGCATACTTATTCAGTGCGGCATTTATTCGTACTTGAACCCCATCAAAGAAAGAAGACTCAGTTTTACCCGCATCTAGCTCACTTTCCACCACAAGCAGGTACTCATAAACTGATTGCCTGATGCGCGAAAGTAGATCCTGTTCCCCTTTTATCAATGGCAAGATAGCCAACCTGTCCTTTTCTACATTTTCTGCATAGAAATAGGTGTCAATCTGCGTCAAATTCTCGGGGACAGATAAATTATCGTATGTGGTTTTAATCTGCCCTAGCGTCAACTCGATTTGTTCCACCGATTCGGCTTTTATGTTGCCACCCGCAATACTCCTGTTCACCAGGTACCGACGAGTCTGCCGAACATACTCTTCTTCACCCTTCTCAACTCCAAGTAGGGAATTGATCTTTTCACGCAGCTCGAGCCAATCGCGCTTCTTTATCTCGCTACCAGGCACGTACTGGTTCGTCTCAAGAGCCAACCATGCTTGTACCCCGTAGTCATGCCGCAGCACTGCGATTCGCTGAGCTTGCCTAACGAGTGCAGAAACAGGCGTTCCTGGGTTGTCGAAGTTGTCGAGGGCTTGTTCAGTCAGCGTGCGTACGCGAGAGGCATCAACCATTGAGTCACTATATAGAACTAGGGCAGATGAACAATCGTCCACCTGCCCTAGTCAACGACTACCCGAATGCTCGTTTGACCTGGTTTTCTACGTCATCGGTCGTGGTTTGAACGTAGAAGGTCAACGAAGTCTGCACACTGTGGTGCCGAAGCTGTCTACGCAAAATCTCCGGTGAACAGCCATTGTTGACCAGCTCGGTTGCGAACTTGTGCCGTAGTGCATGCGGAGTGACTTCGATGTCTGCGTTGCGTCCTACTCGTTGCAGACCGAGGTACACAGTGTTTCTAGTGACCTTCGGGTTCCACTGCGCATACTCCGCTGCAAACCACTCAGGAACCACGACCGGACCGGACGACTTCGCTGAACTAAGTGTTCCGTTCGGTAGCATTTGCCGATCTACGAGCAAGACATTTCCCGAAATACGTTGCTTCACAACAGATTCGCCCAAACGAAGTCCTGCGTAGAGCATTGAGAAGCCGTACATTTTGTATCGTGACGATTCGATCGCCTGGTGAATGGTCGTCAGCGGAGCAAGTGTGTAGATCCGTGGTTGACCTTTGGATACTTTGAGCTGCACACCGAGCATCGAACGCAATGCAATCGCGTGCTTGTTGCGTGTGGATTGGTTCAGCACGGTTTGCAGGCGGTTGTGCAGAAAGCCCACGGTTGCCTGTTCGATCGGTACCTCACACAGGTCGAGGCATCGCAGAGTGCTCAGATAGTGATAGACAGTCGATGCCTTCACCTGCTTGTTGGCAAGATTCTGCTGGGCAACGTCGAGAATCGTTGTAGTTGACAC